TATAATGAAAAACCAAATGACTGGATAATACTATCTGTACTGGCTGGTGTTATTCAGTGTTGTTTCGTTTTAAAAATATGGTTTTGTGACCTGCATTCGTGTAATTGCTATTTTAATGCTTATTCGCCAGCTTTGCAAGCCCACAGGCGACCAGCCGCAGGCCATTGCCGAACTGGTCAAAGGCTTCAAGGAGGGCAATCAATTCCAGACTTTACTGGGGGTTACGGGTTCCGGCAAGACATTTACGATGGCGAATGTCATTCAGGAATTGCAGAAGCCGACGCTGGTCATCGCCCACAACAAGACGCTTGCGGCGCAGCTTTACGGAGAATTCAAGGAGATGTTCCCGGAGAATGCGGTGGAGTATTTTGTGTCCTATTACGAAACCTGAAATTTGAATCTACATATAGTGTCTTCCTGTGCTGCTTTGTCCATATTTTGTGGAATATGTGGTATGGGTGGACTGGGTAACACATTATAGAAGGGGTGCAACAGGTGACGCTCATTCGTCCAGATGATGTTCGTAAAAGTAATGTGTGATACTGTTTTAAGTGTAGCGCATGGAGGCAAAGTTTTAGAATTAAATGCGAAAAGAGTTAAATAAACTCTATTTCGCATTTTTCTTTTATATCGGACAAACCTAGAAAAAATGCGGTAGAGCGTAAAAACTCTACCGCATTTTTTATTTTACACATTTCCACGAGAGGAGGTAAGAAAGTGAGAAAACAGTACAAAAAATTGACCTATAGCGATAGGAAGAAAATTGAAATCATGTTAAAAGATGGAGCGACGCCAAAAGAACTAGCAAAAGAAACAGAAGTGCATATTACAACGATTTACAGAGAATTAGAGAGAGGCGGCAGACCATACAAGGCAGACGAGGCACAAAAAACATTGTTTTGCTAGGGGGTAGAGAACATGGAAAATGAATTAGAAAAATTTAACGAATATATAAACGATTTAATAGACTTTTTTAACGGAAAAAAGACAGAGGAGGAAATAAACATCAGACCTATATCGTCAGAAGTAGATCAAGAAATGCAAAGAGATAGTTTTTATTGAGGCGGCAACGACCGCCAATATGCGCCCTTAGTTCAACGGTTAGAACGCACGTCTTATAAACGTGTAACACGGTTTCGACTACCGTAGGGCGTATTTGATAAAGGATCGGCAACCTTTACAAAGATATGCAGCAGGTCAATAGCTGCTATCTGAATACCATTGAAAAATGACGGTGGGCACACCATACCAGAGAGCGTGTAGTTGTTTGACAGGTTTTAGCAATTTTTAATGTGAAAATTGCAAGGTGGTATTACATCATGCCGGAAAGTTGGGATTGTTTGAAAAATAAGGATCCGCCGGAGGAGGCAGAAAATGAAATTAAGAGATCATTTAGAGATAATAGACAATTCAGTAATGTTAGAAGTTTTAGACGGTTCAAAAGTGGTTTACAAGGGTTGGAAAGGCTGCTTTGAGCACAACAAAGAGGCAGTAAAGGTGTTAGACAGAGAAATAATAGGATTTGCATTGAGAGTTGACGCCAGAGGCAGACGCGAACCAGACACCGGGAAAAGAACCGTGATAACAGAATTGAATTGTGGGAAATTCAACTATTGCGACTTGTATATAGAATTAGTCTACTCATACAAATTAGCAAATAAATAACCGATAGCCCCGCAATGGCTACCGGTTAGATACAAAGTGCAAAACACATTTAACTTTAATAAAATTATACCATTTTTGCGCTTTGTAGTCAAGGGAGAAAAGCGGCTAAAAGTGCCGTTTCGGGCTTGTTCAAACTATTAACTTTAGGATCCCTACAAAGCGAAAAAGGGGGCGTAATTTTATTGGCATATTTTAAGACAACAGTAAAAGCAGGAGCAACGATTGAGGTAACAAAAAGTTTCACAAAGAGAGTAGGGGTAAAAAATAAAAGGGATAAGGAGAAACCCGCTACAGAGGAAATGGAAAAGGTAAACGAGAAAAACGCAGAAAGAACATTGAGGCTAAAAATCAATGCTAATTTTGGAGTAGATGATCTCTTTACCACATTGACATACAGAAAAGACGAGCGACCGACACCAGAGCAGGCAAAGAAGAATGTTAAAAAACTCATAGACAGCTTGCGGAAAGAGTTTAAGAAGATCGGGGAGGAATTAAAGTACATCAACGTAACAGAGTACAAAAACAAGGCGATACACCACCACTTAATCATTAACCATATTGAGGGGCAGGACGTAGCAAGAATGGTTAGGCGACTATGGAAGTTTGGCAGACCGGATTTTAAGTTTCTGGACGACACCGGGCAATATAAAGATCTTGCGGCATATCTGATAAAAGAAACGTCAAAGACTTACAAGGAAAATGACGGAGGACACAAACAAAGATATAGTTGCAGCCGTAATTTGATTATACCAACGCCAAAGACAGAGATTGTAAAAAGGGCTACTAAATGGCTACCAGATCCAAAGCCAATAAAAGGCTACTACATAGATCAAGACACAGTATATAACGGCGTGGATCCATTCACAGGTAGAGAGTACCAACGCTACACAATGGTTAAGTTAGATTACGGAGGAGGCGGCAAGCATGGTTAGTATATCAAAATACCCGGAACGCCTAATAAATATTAGGTGGAGAGGGGGGTAAGGCGGTGGAATATTTGAAAGTGGATATTTATATACACGCAAAACACAAAGGAAATCCGAGAGGCGCAGGCGAGGCAACAGCAATATTGGAATTTATCAGCCGGAAGAATGAGGCACACATAAGGAAAGCGACGGCAGCAGTTGAGAATGACACAAAAAACGCATTAACCCTAAAAGTGATTGTTACGGCTTTGAAAATGCTTATCAAGCCTTGCGAGGTAGTGTTACATACGGATAACGAGTATATAAAATCATGCGTTGCGCTTGGGTGGTTGGAAACATGGCGGCAGCAGGATTGGAGGAAAGCAAACGGAAAGCAACCGGCAAATATGGAATTGTGGAAAGGTTTTTATATTTCCATGCAGATACACAAAATTACATTCATGCCATACGAGGATAGGCAAGAATTTAACAACGAAAATTAGGAGGTAGAGAAATGGAGATTACAACAAAAGTAATGCAGCAGACAACATGGCAGCAGATTTTAGAGGACGTAAAAGCAGGCGAGGCGGTAAAGTACGCCGGGACAGAAACAGAAATCACATTAAAGGACGGCACAACAGCAGTTTTGGCAGTGGCAGCAGTAAACCATTACAAAGACAATGAGTTAGTGTTTGTGTTCAGAGATTATTTGAGCGACAAGAAACCAATGAATGAGGACGGAGGCAACGCCGGAGGTTGGAAAAAATCAGATCTTAGAAAATGGCTTAATAAAGAGTTTATTAAACTGCTGCCAGATGATTTACAAGAAGTGATCCACAAGAAAAAGACAGTGCAGGTAATTAACGGAGAGTGTTATAAATGCAAAGATTATCTGTTTTTACCGTCAGAAATGGAAATGTTTGGAGAGTGCAAATATTCAGAGGAGCAGGAGGGAGAAAAGCAGTTCCCTTATTACGCAGACAAGCATAACCGCAGCCGCACGATTGGTAAAAGTGGTTGTTGGGAATTTGGGTGGCTTTCGTCGCCGTCCGCGTCGTACACTACCAGCTTTTGCGGTGTCAACGGCGACGGCAGCGCCAGCTACACCGACGCGCGCGGCAGCTTTGGCGTAGCCCCGGCTTTCGTAATCCGTTAATCTTGCAATCCGCGCCGCCGTGTGCGGCGCATACATAGAAAGGACTAGAACAATATGGAGAATTTGAACACGCAGGGAAGATATAAAAGAGGACAAATATATTTTGTCAAATCAACGCATAAAGAGGTTGGCACGGAACAATGGGCAGATAGACCGGCGGTAATTGTCAGCAATGACGAAAATAACAAATGCAGTACGGCAGTAGAAGTTTGCTATATGACAACAAGACCAAAAACAGATTTACCGACGCATTTTATTACAAATCAAGCGTTGCGACCGTCTACCGTGATTTGCGAACAGGTAACAACGGTTTATAACGAGCGTATAGGGGAATGGATCGGAGAGTTAAGCCCGGAGGAAATGCAGCGGCTTGACAAATGTTTAGAAATTTCTTTAGGGCTTGAAAAGACAAAGCCAAAAGAACCCCCCGGAAATTAAAAGCCGGGCAGAATTTGAAAAGGTGCAGCGGGAAAGAGATTTATACAAAGATCTTTATGAACGCCTCAACAAAGAATTACTTAACGGATAGGAGGCGGCAGAATGGATAAAGCAACATGGAGGGTAAAAGAAAGTAAAAATACCTATCGCGCTACTTATTCGGGAGATTTGCAGGAGGCTTTAGACAAAGCAAAGAAAGACTTAGAGAGATACCAAAACAATAAGGATATAGCACACTGGTATTGGATAAGAGCAAAGGCAGAGGCAGCAATAAAAGCAAATGAAAGAGCGATAAATAGAGCGAACATATTTATTCAGCTTGCAGAAAAGGAATTAAAGGCAGGTGGAAAAAGTGATTAAAATTTTAGAGTTATTCGGCGGGATCGGATCGCCGCGCTGTGCTTTGCGGAATATTGGAATACCAGTAAAAGCTATCGACTATGTAGAAATAGATGAAAATGCAGTTAGATCATACAATGCTATGTTTCAAAATGAATTGAAATACAAAACACAGTCAGTAGTACAGTGGAATCTAAAGCCGGACATATTGATACATGGTAGCCCATGCCAAGATATGAGCATAGCCGGACATCAAGGGAAAGCAACAGCGGATAAAGGAAGAATAAACCGAGGGAAAGGCGCAGACGAGGGAACCGGAACGCGATCAAGTCTGATGTGGGAAACGATAAACATAATTAAACAAATGGGCGAATGGCGTCCAAGATATGTTATTTGGGAAAATGTAAAGAATGTTACATCAAAACACATGATACACAATTTCAATCGCTATTTATCGGAAATGCAAAAATTGGGTTACAAGAACAGTTTCCAGACATTAGACGCTAGAGAATTTGGTTTACCGCAGGCTAGGGAAAGAGTATTCACAATATCAGTATTGAACGGAGAACCGTTTAACTTTGATGATTTAATAAAAACGCCTATGCGAAACCTAAAAGAGTTTTTGGAGGATAATAACGACGTTCCAGAAGTCTATAACGTGACACAACCAAGCGTATTAAGTGCCATTGGCAAAAAAGGAATAAGGAGAGCGACAGTTATAACGGATTTTGCATATACAATCACAACACGGCAAGACAGGACACCGGCGCAAGTCATTGATAGAGGAAACGGAAAGTACAGATATTTGACAGAGCGCGAATGTTGGAGGTTGCAAGGCTACACCGACGCAGATTTCGAGGCAGCGGCAGCAGTACAAGAAAAGTCCGGGCGTTACACAATGGCACTTTACAAACAAGCAGGAAATAGCATAGCAGTACCGATTTTTGAAAGCATTTTCAAAAAGATTATTCTAGGACAGACGGAAGAAAGGAGTTTGTAGTATATGGATAAGGTTTTAATGAGTACCGGTAAAGACGATTGGGGAACACCACAAGCGATATACGACACACTCAATAAGGAGTTTGGTTTTACATTGGACGCTTGCGCAGATGAAAGCAACTATAAACATGAGAATTATTACACGGCAGCAGTTGACGGCTTAAAAATGAATTGGGGGGGGGCAAATCGTGTTTTGCAATCCACCATATAGCAAGAAAACAAAGAAAAATCCGGGGCAGGAGGCTTGGATCAAGAAATGTTTTGAGGAAAGCAGCGAGCATGGCGCAACTGTTGTTATGTTAATACCGTCCAGAACAGACACAAAGGCTTTTCATAATTTCATTTTAGGAAAAGCAAAAGAAATACGGTTTGTAGAGGGGCGGTTAAAGTTTGAGATTGCCCGGCAGCAGTGCAAAGAGGCGGCACCATTCCCAAGCATGGTAGTAATTTATGATGGTACGCCGGGAGGCAGCGGGACAACGAAAGTAAAAAGATATTAAGGAGGAAAAGAAAATGCAGATATGCGAAGTAGAGGGGTGTAAATGTGTAGGACAGAGGCACCATATAGTATTTAGATCACAGGGCGGCTTAGATATTGATTTGAATTATAAATATCTATGCGCGGAACATCACAACATGGGAAACCGCAGCCCGCACATGAGCCGGGAAATAGATGTAGGTTATAAAATCGAATTGCAAAGAAAGTTTTACAAACTTTTCCGTGAGGCAAGATACACCATAGGAGAGATTGCAGAATTATTGGGCTGCCAAAAGAAAACATTAGAGAAACGATTTAAGGCGGTGCCAAACCGTGCCGGAACGTATGAAAAAGAGGACATTATAAGGGCACTTATGGGAGGGAAACTATATTGAGTTTAACAGCATTAGTAGCAGAATTGGAGAGGGAGGTAAGGGAGTGGCGACAGCAGGAACAAAATACATTACAGATGATAGCTGCTATTACGTCGCCAGAGTTTGCAGAGCAGGCGGCAGACGTTTTAGACAGCAAGAAACATTCATACAGCTTTGAGGCGTATTTGGTTTTGCTTGGACGGCTACAAGAGTTAATAAGTGCAGGTATGCCAAACTGTTTAGCACTGGACGCGGTACAGACGTGCGAAACAGCAGAAACGATTATAAACGCATGGAGATTAGCAAACGCAGGCGACAAGTAACGGCGGGAAACAAATTATTTTACGAACAGAAAGGAGCAAACGCAATGAGAGTTATTTCAATTATCAGCCTCAAAGGAGGCGTGGCGAAAACGACAACAAGCGTAAACATGGCTTACATATTATGCAAGCAGGGATTTAGAGTTTTGCTTATTGACAATGACAAGCAGGGGAACGCCTCAAAGACATTCGGGCTATACAATCCAGAGGACGAAAACACCGTAGCCCGGATTATGCTTGAAAGAGGCTTAGACGTCCGGGAGATCATAAACAAAACGCCATACAGTGACAGCGAGGCAGGCACATTGGATATTATAACAGCAAATATGGAACTGTTAGAGGCTAACATGAGGACGATTGTAGACACTGGACGGCAGCAGCAGACGAGATTTAAGAAAGCATTAACAGCAGTGAGCGATCAATATGATTTCTGCATAATTGACAATGCACCAGATATAAACATGAGCATTATTAACGCCCTTGTGGTGTCAGATGATCTAATCATTCCAATTATGATAGATCAGTACAGCTTTGACGGCTTGGAAATTCTCATAGAACAGATAGAACAGACAAAAGAGGATTTTAACCCGGCATTAACTTTTAGAGGCTGCCTTGTAACACAGTACCGAAAAGCCGACGTGCAGGAGCAGGGAACGGAAGTATTAGACAGTGGCTACCCGATTTTTGAAAGCAGGATCAGACGGACGGAAAACAAAGTAAATGAAAGTACGTTTGCAGGAAAGCCGGTTGTTGAGTATTCGGTAAGATGTGGAGCGTCGCAGGATTATAAAAAATTTGTGCGTGAATATTTGGAGGCGATCAAATGAGATCAAAGAAAATCAAGGTAAAAGCCTATTGCCCATACGAAATTGGCGACAAGGTACAGTTTGAAAAGGGCGGCAATGTTAAGACAATGGAAATTACGGACGTAATCACAGAAACAAGCGCGAAAAACGGTACAAGCAAGTTTCGGCTAGAGTTAGACGGTTGGTATATGTTAGATACAAATTTGCATGAAATCAAAATACAGAAACCGTAAAAAATAGGCGAAAAGTGCCCAACAAGGGCACAAGAAAGGAAGTGACAAAATGGCATTTAACATTAAAGATTTTCTGAATGAGGAAAGCAAAAAAGAGGTAATAGACGATTTCCCGATAAAGAAAATTTCCGTAAAAAAGCTGCACCCAAGCAAGCAGAATTTTTATAACATTGATCCGAAAGAGATTGAGGCATTAAAAGATACTATTGAGTTAGTGGGCGTCCAAGAAAATTTAGTTGTGAGGGAGATAAAAGAGGGCGAGTTTGCCGGGGAATATGAAATTATTGTAGGACACAAACGCCACCTTGCAGTATCGGAATTGGCAGCAGAGGGGAAAGTAACGGAGTTTGTACCATGCAAGATTGATTACAGCGGGAATAGTGCATTGCGCGAGTTGATATTGATATTTACAAACTCTACGCAGCGGGAGCGGTCAGACTATGAGAAAATGCACGAGATCCAAAGAGTGCGGGAGTTGTTGGAGGATTACGCAAAGAATAATGATTTGCCGGGAAGAAAGAGGGACATTATAGCCGGGATCCTTAATACATCAAAAAGCACTATTTCAAGATTGGATAACATCAGACGGCATATTATACCGGAGTTTATGCAGGAATATAAAGCCGGGAAGATACCAACGGCAACCGCCAACGAAATTGCAGGCATAAGCGACGAGGGGCAGCAGGAATTGTGGCAGCAGTACAGAGAAACCGGTAGCATTAAGAAAAAAGAGGCGGCAGCAGTAAAGCAGGAAGAAAAGCCGCAGCCGGAGGCAAAAGAAGAAACACAGACGCAACCGGAGAAAAGAGAAGAAAAACCGGAGCAGATAAAACAAGAGGAACCAAGACAAGAGGAGCCGGAAAACATACCGGAGCAGGAGCCACAGGAGGAAACGACCGTAACAGTAACAAGGACGCAGGACAACACAGACAGAAAGACGCTTATTATTGCCGGACGGATCAACCCAAACAAAGAATACAACGGCATGAATATAAAATATTTCATGGACGCGGTAACAAATAGTGATTTATTTGATACGGAGTTTTGGGAAAAGTGGCAAAACCCGGATATACACCAACCGAGCCTTTTAACAGAGTATGCCGGAGTGATCGAAACATTCAGCAGCGGCACCGGGGAATTGTGCGAATGTAGTTTTAATGAGGGATTTACAGTAACTAGACAGGAGGCGCACCAGACAGCAAATATTACCTCAATGGAACTTGTAGAGTTGATCGACGCACTTATATACACAAAGGTAATAGAAATCAAAACAGAGAGAGTAGACGTTGCGTATTGGGGAAAAGAAACAGCAAGGGAGTTGGCGAGGTTATCAATGTGGCTTACAGAGCAGGAATTAGCAGTAATGCAGGATATAGCCTTAAAACTGAAAGAGAGGGCGGGAAAATGAGCAGATACGACAAAGACATAGAAGAAAACCGGTATTTAAGCGAAAGCGGGAAATACGCAGCGCAGTTTGCAAGAAACCATAATATTTCTTTAGGCGAGGCGTTTCAAAACCCGACAGTACAAGCATACAAAGAGGCAATAAACCATTTAAGGGAGTGTTATGAATTTGCAAACGGAATAACACCGAGGGAAGTATAAGGGGGGATCGCATGGAATGTTGTTATATTTGCAGCCCATACCGAGGAAATGTTTTTGAACGGATCCGCAATAGAAAATATGCACGGTATTTAACGGCAAAGGCTATAAAAATGGGATATGCACCCATTGCGCCGCATTTATACATAACGCAGGTATTAAATGACAAAATCCCGGAAGAAAGAAAACAGGGTTTAGAGGCAGGATTAAAACTATTAAGACCATGCAAGTATATTATGATTGGCGGGAAATACGGAATAAGCGAGGGAATGAAAGCGGAAATAGAGGCAGCGAGGGCAGCAGGAAAGAAAATAATAACGATAGGAGGTAGGAAATGAAAAACAAAGAAAAAATAGACAAAATTATCAATACAGTAGCGATAATAGCAATCATTTCTTTCTTTGTCGGGGCTATGGTTGCAATATGGATAGGGTTTGTTGGGGTAAAGGTTTTATTAAGTGCAGTTGTATTGTTTATTGGAGATTATGCAACATTCTTTTGGATCAGTACCGTAAATAAAGAAAAGCAGCGGAAAGAAAGCGAGAGAGGGAGGCGGCAGGCATGAGGAAACCAGAGGAATTATTTGACGGAATATTTATAACGCCGGAAACAAGGGAAAAGATACACGAGGCAGCAGGGGAACGCAGCGAAAAGGATATAAGCCAGTATGTAGACGATTTTTACAATGCACTGGATAAAGCATTAAAGATGATCGCGGTATCAATCCCGGACACAAAAGAGTACATCATATACACACCGGAACGACGAATAGGAAAAAGCCGGGCACTACTCAAATTAGCGAATGATTATAATGCAGTGATTATAGCAACGGCACACGAGCGGGATCATTTGCGGCAAATGGCAAAGGAATTAGGATATACGGAACAATGTATAGTTTCGCTATCAGAGTTACAAAGCAAACTACCGGGAAACAGAGTTAGAACAGTTATAAAGACAGAAACAGTAAGAATGGCAGACATAAGAAAGCGGACAAGCGATTACTACATAGTAGGCATAGAGGAGGTATAACACAACAAAGTAAAAAGTGGAGGAGGGAAAAAAGAATGAAAGCTATATGCGTACATTACAGCGAAGAAAGAAAAGATTGCACAATAGGCAGATTTCCACCATGTTGTAAATGTCCGGCTTTTTATCAGCGGGCAGCTAATGAAACAGAGGAAAAATTAAACGATCTTGCAAGCGCAATACAGAAAAATTATAGGGCATTTGCAAGGTGGCGCAGCGGTTATAGCGGATATTCGCTAATGGTTGATTTACCATGTAATTTTAGAATTGATTTTGCAATAGATGAAACAGCAATGCGGGAAAATTGGAGGAAATACAAAAACATGGTAATAAAAAAGGTAAAGGAAAACTTTTTAGAGGGCGTATTATTAAAATAAACAGGAGGCAGCAGAAATGGCAAAGAAAGCAGGAATAACACGGCAGCAGTACAAAGATATAAAGAAAAAGGATCATCAGCAAATGAACGCCTTTTTAATCAGATTTTGGCAGGACGGTTATAACGACGGATTAGCAGCAGCAAAGAAAGCGAATATTTCCCCGGCAGATATTGAAAACGCCATAAGCGGAATTAAAGGAATGGGAGAAACGAAAGTAAAAGCAGTAATGCAGAGAATCTATAAATTATATGAGGAGGCGGCAAAATGTTAATAAACGATATTGAGCGGGCAGAAAAAAACAATTCGGGGGGGGGTTGTAACCGGTTACGGTTCATGTAGATTTTGCGGGCAGCAGGCAACAAGAAAAGTTTTAGAAGATTGGACGCAGGAGGAAAAAGACGAATTAGTAACAGAAACTTGCGAATGTTTAGAGGCTAGATTATACGCAGCAGAAAAAGGACAGAAAGAAAGAGCACACAAGCGTATAGAAATGCTTTTCGGAGAGAGTAACGGAGTAGTGACTTGCAATGTAGCAGTATTGGAATTACTTCATAGTATCATTAACCCGGTTTGCGAGGGAAACATAGCAGCGGCAACGGTTGACATTGGAAATGGAGTAAAAGCAAAGATCAATATAACAAATAAAGGAAATATTAAAGTAGGGCGCACAAAGACAGATACAAGCACCTACGAGGCATAGGAGGCGGCAAATGAACATGACAGCGATTATTATTACAGCAATTATTTGTATCACAGTAGCATACATTTCTACACATTCAGACGGAGGCAAAGGAGGAAATGAGAAAAAGTAAAATTATCTGCTTAGACATTGAAACAACAGGATTAGACATAATGCAAGATGAAATATTGCAGGTGTCTATTATCAATGGCAGAGGCAGGACGCTTTACAATTCCTATATAAGACCAGAGCGAAAGCGGGAATGGAAAGACGCGGAAAAGATCAATAAAATTTCGTGGCAGGCAGTAAGAAACGCGCCCTCATTAAAACACGAAAAGAAAAAAATAGAGCGGATCTTGCAGAAAGCAGGCTTGATTGTAGGGTACAATCATAAAGCCTTTGATTTGCCGTTTATGGCAGCGAGAGGAATAAACACAGCGGTAAAAGCGGAAATTTACGACGTTATGTTAGAGTTTTCCTATATAGCCGGAGAATACGACGAGGAGCATAACGGTTACAAGTGGAAACCTTTGACATATTGCGCAAAATACTATGGTTACGTTAATTATAAAGCGCACGACGCATTAGAGGACGTAAGAGCAACACTACATTGCTATTTTTCAATACGCAGGGACAAAAGAGGGCGCAGGGCGGCAGAGAGAAGAAAGGAGGCGTTACATGAATAAGAGGCAAAGAAAGAAGAAATTCAAAAAGAAATATGGCTACAATCCACCACAGAGTATGCCAATACACAAAGCGGAACAAATAGCAGCAGTGATAGAACAGTATAAAAAGGCTTGGGAGTGCTTGAAAAACACATTATTAGAAATTGTAAAGGTATTGCAGCCACACTTTGAAAGAATGGTTATACCAGAATATTTCACAGATACAAGATTTAAGAAAATAGAAAAGTTGCAGCAGGCGTGGCAGGAGGAACACAAAAAAGAAAATGAGGAGGTAGAGCGTTGGGAACAATTTACACGGCAGCAAAAACAATAGCTTTAATTTTATTTGCAATATTAGTGGTGGCAGAATTATTTACAAAGGGCGCAGAGATTTACCATTATGAATACATCAAAAAGAAACAACAAAAACAGTATCAGTTAATGCAGCAGGCGTTAGAAGTAATGGCAGATCAAATAGACGCTATGAGGAGGCAAAAAGAATACACAGAAAGGATCCTAAACGCTACCAAACTAAAACATTTTGCAATTAACGATCAGTTAAAGAGATTACAAAAAATAACAGAGGAGGCAGAAAGACTTGAAAGCAGTTTTAACGGTGTTGCGAAAAGACGGCGATAATACAACAGAAGAAAGTTTGATGTTTGACACGGACAAAAGCAAGAAAATATGTGACGTGAAAAATCAGTTTAATTATGCAGTGCAGGAAATGTATTTAAGTCCGGGTGGTATTATTTTTATAAAGAACACCAAACCGGAAAGTCTGGAAATGATAGACCAAAGGCAGGCGAGGAAATATATAGGCGAAAATTACCCGGAAACATATATAGAATTTTTCGGAGAAGTCAAGGAGGCATAACATGAGTGTGACAAAGGAAACTAAGGAAACGATAATTACAACCATTGACGAGGTATTCGAGAAAATGAATAGCATTTCTTGGGTAGATCGTCAAAGAGCAATGAAAGAGGAGGCATTTAAGAATACAGAAAAGATATTGTATTGCTACCAGACGTTAAAAGAGCATATAGCAGATGAAAAAGAATATTTGGAAATGGCGTTGCATGGAAAAAGTACAAGTTTTGTTACATATTCCAAAAATAAGGCAGCCCCCACGGACGAAGAAACCATATTAAGAGATCGCAAAGCGTCTTATGAGCGCAGCTTAAACGACGTAGAACGCATTGAAAAGGCGTTAAAGAAGATTAAGGATAGAAAAGGTTATGAGGTTATCGAATTGCGGTATTTGAGCCGCAAACAGCGCAAGGAGGGCGGCAAACTTATAGAGGACACATACACCTATGAGGAAATTACAGAAATGTTAGCCGGAAAGAACGGATATAACGACAACCTCAACGAAAAGACAGTAAGAAACTATAAAAATGCACTCATTAAAGAAATGGCGGTGTTACTTTTTGGATCAGACGCAATATAATACAAAAATCAATGGTTGCGACATAGGAAGTTATAGCAGAATGTCAAAAAAGTGTAGGAATTGCGATAAAAAGGATTATTGCGATCACAAGAGGTTAGAGAAATTGGCTTATATAATTCCTAGAGAAACAACAATAGGCATAGATTTAGCAAGCGGGAAAGACTTTTCAGCCAATGCAGCAGGTGTGGTAGGTTGGACGACAGCAGAGGCAGCGGAGGCACTTACTAAAGCAGTGAAAGCGGCAGCAGCACAAATGGCAAAACCAAACGAGATTAGGAGGTTATGCAATGTTGACACTACCAATAAAGAATAAATGGTTTAATATGATCTTGTCGGGAGAGAAGAAAGAGGAATACCGGGAGGTTACACCCTATTACACGTCGAGATTATCAAATTTATTTTGCGTATGGACGAAAAATGCAGAGTATCACAGCGGAAACATGAGGCGTTTTCTGCAATCTGAAAATGCAAGGAAAAATATTACACAAGAAATCATGTTCCGCAATGGCTATAGCAAAAATTCCCCGTCGTTCATTGCGAAGTGTACGCTTTCGGTAGGCACAGGAAAGGAAGAATGGGGAGCAGAGCCGGGGAAAGAATATTACACATTAAAGATACTTGAAATAAAAGACAAGTTTAACTGTTAGGAGGGGCGAATTGCTTACTATGATGATACCACTTGATACACCGGAGCAAATAAAGCAGTATCAAGAGAAAATGAAAAGCGGCAAGGCAATAAAGTATAATGGGTTGGAATGTTCGATAACAGAAGTAATAGCGCATGGAGATATAGGAACGGCATTTTGCACACAGATAAAAAAATACAACGACGAACACGAAATAGGAGGCAAGCAGCAGTTGACGGACGAAAGAATACACTTAACAAAAGAAGATAAAAAGAAATTTGCAGAGGGGATAAAAACCGCAAATGCAATAGAATTTCTGATTATAAAAGATATTATTGCAGAGTGCGAGAACAAATTGACAGCGCAGGATCTTAAATTTATCCATTCTCATTTAGGGCGGCGGGCAGAGCGATTATTGAGGAATGTATTGACGGAAAAGCAAGAGGGTTGGCACTTTTCAGAGTGGTTAAAAGAGGCACAGACAGCACTTGACAACACGCCCGATTTGACACCCTAGACAAGTCCGTTTAACTATGTTAAGATAATTACAATGAAAATTTTGAAAAGTTACAAACGGCGGCAGCTATCATTATTGCATGGTAGTAGCCGCTTTTTTTTTGGGCAGGTGGAGGAATGGCATATAAAAAATATTGTGCCCGGTGTGGGTGCAACAAACTGATAGACGCAACAAAGACATATTGCGAGGCACACGCCAGAACAAACGCAGAACGAAACGCAGAGTACGACAGAACACAGAGAGATAGAAAGGCAAAGACGTTTTACAATTCTGCCGAGTGGCAAACAGCGAGGGCAGCAGCGTTGGCAAGGGACACCGGAATAGATGTTTATATATACATGACAGAACATAGAGTAGTACCGGCTACAATGGTACATCATATCGTAGAGTTGAGAGAGGACTACAGCAAGCGCAGCACACTTAGCAATCTGATAAGCATAAGTGAGGCGACACATGAGGGAGTGATCCGGCAGGCGTACAGCAGCCCGGACACAAAGCGGACAATGCAGCAGGCATTGAGGAAAGCGGTCAAGGACTATCAAAAGATAGTGGTAGGGGGTGGCTAGAAAGTTTTAGCCTAAATCTCCAAGACCGCAGCCCCCCTTTTTTCACGCAAAAACTCCCTAAATGAAATTTTTTTTGAGAGGAGGCAGAGGGCATGGCAAGACCAAGAGAGCCAATAGCACTTATTGAGGCTAAAGGAAAAAAACACCTAACCAAAGCAGAACGCGACGCAAGGAAAAAAGCAGAAATTACCGCGCCTTGCGATAATGTAACGCCCCCGGCTTGGTTATCAAAAAAGGAAAAAGAAAAATTTAATGAAATTGCAAAACAGTTGTTAGATATTGGGATTATGTCAAACTTGGATTGCGACATATTAGCGCGGTATGTAAGGAGCCAAACAGAGTATGAGAAGATTACACGGCAGTTAAGCAAAATAAAGTTTACGCCAGATAAAAAGAGCCGGGTTAGCGCAGAGGAGCAGATCGCAGAGCAGACCGGGCAGTATAATTATTTGCAAAAAATCCAAGTGAGGTTAGAAAAACAATGCAACGCAGACGCAAGGGAATTGGGACTAACAATTTCAAGCCGTTGCAGGCTAGTAATGCCAAAGAAAGAGGAAACGCCGCCGGAAAATAAATTTTTGAAACACGCATAGGCAGAATATGACAGATCGAGTTACAGAATTTGCCCGGAAAAATCTAAAAAATAAAAAGGATTTCGGCGAGGACGCACGATTAGCATTTAGACGCCACTTGGACGACTTAAAGCGATCAAAAAAGAAAGATCCCAATTTCCCATATACTTTTAATGTGGAAAAATCAGAGGATATAATAGAGTTAGCAAATAAATTAACAATAGCAGAGGGCGAGGGAAACGAGAGTTTTACTTGCGTGGGGTTCCAAGAGTTTATTTTGGGATCCCTTTTTGGTTGGGTACACAAAGAAACAGGCAAGCGCAGGTTTACGGATAGTTACGTTCAAGTATCAAGGCAGCAGGGAAAGAGTGTACTAAATGCTATTTTAGGCATAAAGTGTAGCAATTTTGATAATTACAATTACGGTCAAATCTATTGTACGGCTACAAAGGCAGATCAAGCGCGGATTGTGCTAAACGAGATAACAAAATTCATAAGAGCCGACAAAGATTTAGAGGAATTGTTTGACATAAAAGACTATAAAAATGAGATTACCGGAAAAATTACAAGCACGGTAATTAGGGCATTGGGCAGAGATACACACACGATTGACGGCTTTAGACCGTATTTAGGAATTGTTGACGAGTACCACGCGCATAAAGATAACCAGATGTATAAATTGCTAAAAGGTGGTACAAGAAAATTAAAACAATCGTTAGTATCAGTTATCACAACAGCAGGTTTTAACCTAAATGCACCATGCTATGAATTGTATAAATATTGTCGGCGCGTGTTGAGGAAAATTGACAACAACGACCGGCAGTTTATTTATATAGCGCAAATGGATAAGGGCGACGATATTTGGAACCCGGAAAACTGGATTAAATGCTGCCCGCTGACAGGCAAGGATCCAGAATTGCTTGCAGCAATGATTGAGGACGCAAAGAAAGCACAAAGCATGGGCGGCGCAGAAATGAGGGACTTTTTAACAAAAGCCCTTAATATATGGGTAACAAATGCAGAAACAGCATTTATAGACCTTGCGGAGTGGGAGAAATGCGGAACCGGCAGAACATTAGAAGATTTTGCGGGAAAGCAAGTAGTTGTCGGCTTGGATTTATCGAGCGGAGGCGACCTAACAAGTTATTGTTTGGAATTTCCCTATGAGGACGAAAATACCGGCGACCGCCGGTATTTTTTGCATAGTCACAGCTTTATACCAAAAAACCGTATGCAAGAACACATGGACTTAGAGGACAACGCACCGTATGTAATATGGCAGCAGCAAGGACTTTTAACAGTGACAACAGCAGCCGGAGGCATAAAAACGGATTACAAAACTATTTTAGGCAGCTTACATGAGGTTATAGACAAATATAGCCTTGATGTTATTGCTATTGGTTATGATCCGCACAATGCAAGTGCGTTTCTGTCTGATTTAGAGGATTTTGGTTGTGATTTAATTGAAATCAAGCAAAGCGCAAGAAGTCTTAACGACGCTACTATAGATTTTCAGCTAGAAGTAAAGGCACACAACATGGAATACAACGAAAACAACGTATTACTAACACGGTCAATGAATGACGCTATTTTATCAGAGCCTAACAGTTTTGGAGAAATAAAGATAGATAAGATGTTACAGAAAAACCGTATAGATCCATGCGACGCCGCAATTTGCAGCCACAAAGTAGCAATGGGGGCAGATTTAGACACGGTAGACATTAACGACAGCGTAGCAGCGTTTTTGGATTTGTACGACGAGTAAAGGCAGGTGGAAAAAGTGAATGTTTTTGAAATGATACAAAACACAGCGGCAGGACGGAGGAAAAACCATACAGCAGTAGGCTTGAATGACGAAAAATTATTGCAGTGGTTAGGAATATCCGCACCATTTAACAAGCCGATCCAAGAAATTACTTACTTTACTTGCCTAAAGATGTTATCAGAAACAGTAGGGAAAATGCCTATTAAGTTTTACGCAAGGGGCAGGCAGGAGGCAGAGCCGAACAGGGTATATTATCTGCTAAAGCACAGACCAAACCAGCTTATGACGCCTACAACATTTTGGACGGCGGTAGAAAATAACCGTAATCATTTTGGAAATGCCTATGTTTGGATCCAGAGTGAATTTAATAAAAAGAAATATGGCGGGGATTATTCCGTAAAAGGCTTGTGGATTATGCCGAGCAGCGACGTAACCGTAATTGTTGACGATAAGGGCGTATTTGGAGGCAAGGGAGATATTTATTATTGGTATTCTGACAAATACAGCGGGGAAAGTTATTTTTTCAAAAGCCACGAGGTATTACATTTTAAGACCTCTACAACATTTGACGGAATAACCGGCGCAAGCGTCCGAGAAATACTGAAAAGCAGCATTGACGGAGCAATAGCGGCACAGAATTTCAAAAACAATTTGTATGAGGGAGGTTTGACGGCAAGGGCAGCATTGCAGTACACCGGGGATCTTGATCCCAAAAAAGAAAAGAAACTGATAGAAAAATTTGAGAAGTACGCAACCGGCGTAAACAACGCGGGGAAATTTATCCCGGTTCCTATTGGAATGAAAATCGAGCCGTTAAGTATCAGCTTGACAGACAGCCAGTATTACGAATTGGCAAAATATACAGCATTACAAATAGCCGGGGCTTTTGGAATAAAGCCAAACCAGATTAACGATTACGAGAAAAGCAGCTACAGCAATTCAGAAATGCAGCAACTTTCTTTCTACGTCGATACCGAGTTATACATACTCAAACAGTACGAGGAGGAAATTAACTATAAGTTGTTGGATCCCGCAGAGGAGGAGGCAGGGTTATATTACAAATTCAATGAAAATGTAATATTGAGAACCGACACCAAGAGCCAAGCCGAGATCTTGAGTAAGTATGTGCAGAATGGGATCAGAACACCAAACGAGGCAAGGGCTTTACTGGACGCGCCAGACAAACCGGGCGGGGACGACCTAATGTGTAATGGAAATTACATTAAATTGACACAGTTAGGAGAAAATTACAAAAAGAAAGGGGGAAAACAGTAGTGCCAATCTTAGAATTAAAGAAACGCGACCGAAACAACAAATTTCGGAAAGTGGGCAGCATAGAAATAAGGAACCAGACAGAAAACACAGCGGATCTTTGTTTTTTTGGAGATATAAACAGCGAAAGTTTAGGCGAATGGCAAAAATATTATCCAGAGGACAAAGCCCCAAGCGACGTGCAGGACTTCTTAGACCAGTTAGAAAACGTGTCAAAGATCAATGTGCATATAAACAGCGGGGGAGGCAGTGTTTTTGGTGGCATTGCCATATACAATATTTTATTGCGGTATGACGCAGAAATTACAGTATATGTTGAGGGTTTGGCGGCTAGTATCGCGTCTGTTATCGCTATGGCAGGCGATAAAATCATTATACCGAGAAACGCGCAAATGATGATACATAAGCCGTCAAGTATTGCGTGGGGCGACGCGGACGAAATGAGAAAAGAGGCAGATATATTGGACGGCTGCCAGAAAGTAATTTTAAGTACCTATATGCGCCACACAAAGGAGGGTGTTACAGAGGAACAAATTAACGACCTCATTAACGCGGAAACATGGAAAAATGGCGACGAGTGGCAGGAATATTTTGATATTGAAGTATCAGAGGCAAACACAGCCGCAGCCGCAACAAGTGAATATTTCGGCAAATATCTTAATTTGCCCGAAAACTTAAAAGAAAACCCGGATCAACACGAAAACGCATACACAATGGAGCGGTTAGCCGACGTTGTAGCGGATCGAGTGTTGGAACGGATCAAGCAGCAGGAAAAACAAAAAGAGCCGCAGGACGATTACGAGCGGCAGGCAGCAGAAATATTAGAGGACTTAGACTTAATCTAAGTTCTTTTTTTATTTTATAAAAGAAAAAATGGAGGGTTAGAACATGAGCAAAGAGTTAAGGGCATTGCTAAATGCAATCAACGCAAAAAAAACAGAGGTAAGAGAATTGGTAGCAAGTAAAAAGTTGGAGGACGCAAAAGCAGCCAAAGAGGAGTTGCGCGACTTGCAGGTGCAATTTGATATTTTGGCAGACTTGGAGGACGACGACGCAGAACAGGCGCAGCAGGACGCGGAAAAAGGAAAAGGAAAGGTTGCAGGCACTATTGACGCAGCGAAACAGCAGATCACAGCATTTGTAAACGCGATTAAAGCGGCACACAAAAAACAGCCAGTTTCTAAAGAGGACGCAGAGATCCTTAATGCAATGTCAGAGGGCAGCGACGAGGACGGCGGCTTGACAGTGCCAAAAGATGTTAAAACGAAAATAAAAGAATTGCGACGCAGCGAGGACGCATTGGAAACTTTGGTAAATGTGGAGCGCGTAAGCACAAACAGCGGCAGCAGGGTAATTGAGCGCGAGGCAGACCAGACACCGTTTGACAATGTAGAGGAGGCGGCAGAGTTCCCGGAGGTATCTACACCGCAGTTTGATAATATCGAGTACAAAATCCACAAAAAAGGCGGTATCTTGAAAGTAACAAGGGAATTGCTACAAGATACCGCAGAAAACCTTATGAGTTATCTCAAAAAGTGGATTTCAAAGAAAGCGAAAGCAACAAGAAATTTTTTGATTATCAAGAAGATCAAGGAGATTTGCGGGGGCTTAGAGGTTCCAGTGAAAGGATTTGACGACCTCAAAGACATTTTTAATGTAATGTTGGATCCGGCAATTACAGCAGGCGCGGTAGTGCTGACAAATCAGAGCGGCTTTAATTTCCTTGATAAGTTAAAAGACGAGAGAGGGGACTATATCTTACAGAAAGATCCTACGCAGTCTACAAGGCGGCTTTTATTTGGTGTTTATCCGGTCAAGGTGGTATCAAACAAAACTTTTCAGAATATCGCAGGCAAAGCACCTATTGTATGCGGAGATTTGAAAGAGGCAATTACAATATTTGACCGCGAAACACTGACAATCGACATTACAGACCTTGCAGCGGGAGCATGGGAAAAAGATCAGACGAGCATTAAAGTAAGAGAACGCTTAGACATTCAGACCGTGGATCCAGACGCAATTATTATGGGATTGGCAGATATTGGACTTTCTACCGGCGACAGCAACAATGACGGAGTAAAAGACGACATTAACGGCGACGGCGAATACAGCGAGGCAGAGTTAAACAAGTTGAGCCGGGAAAATATTATTAAATTGGCAGAGGAGAACGGCTACACAATGACAAAGACGGCAGAGGACAAGAAAGCAGAGGTTATAGAGGACTTTTTGACGCAGCAGGAGGCAGCAAAGGCAAAGGAATAAGGTAAGAGCGGCGGTAAAACCGCCGCCAGTAACCGGAAAGGCGAATTATGATATTAACACTAGATGAAGTTAAAAACTATCTTAGGGTTGATCTGGACGACGACGACGCACTCATACAGTCTTTTATTGTTGCGGCAGAGGCATACTTAAAAAATGCGACAGGAAAAGAATACCCGGAAACAGATAGCGCGGGCAATACAGCAGAGTATGAGTTAGAAAAGGTATATCTTAATTTGCTTATTGCCTATTGGTACGAAAACAGATCGGCGGCACCGAGAAATAAAAGCCTTAACGGAGCAGTGCCGGACGAATTTACCTTTTCTACGCGTTCACTGTTATTACAATTACAGTTATGAGGAGGCGGCAGCGTGGATATTGGAAGATTAAATAAAAGAGTTACATTTTGCCGCTATAGCGAGGAGGAAAACGAGTTAAAGCAGTTGCAGCAGCGGTTAAAGCCTATAAAAACAGTTTGGGCGACCGTAGAACCGAAAAGCGGCAGAGAGTATATAGAGGCAGACAAGGAACGCCCGGAATTAACCTATATCATCACTGTAAGATACCAGAAAGACATAACGCCGGATATGTTTATACAGTTCAAAGGACGGTTATTTAATATTAAGTCAATCCGCAATATAAGGGAGGCTGACGAAATGTTAGAAATATCGTGTACGGAGAAAATAGACGAGAAACGAGAAATAGAAAAAGAGGAACGGTAAATTATGGGTAGAAAAAAAGAGAAAAAGGAGGTATAATGTAAAGAAAAACATAGGAGGTAGGTAATGAAAGATGTGTCAGACAGAAATCAAAAAACCGAACAAAAGTTCGGGGGGGGGGGTAAAATTTCCCTTATTAAAAAAATGGTGGTTTTGGGTAATTGTTGTTGTAGCAGTAGCGGCAATAGCATTTACTGATACACCAGAGGATAAGCCAGAGAGTGAACCGGTAGCCAATACAGCAACAGAACAACCAAAGGAAACAGGCAAGGCAGAGGAGAGCGAAAAGCCGACACAAGAGCCGACCGAACAACCGGAGGTAACGGAACACCGAAAAGGAATGTATGGTGTCAGTGACAAAAATATAAAGGACACTGATATTTATTTCGGGGCTACTAAGGTCAGAAATGACGTAACAGAAAAATGGAGAATATCAACAATATCCGAAAACATAGAAATTCTTGACTATGCGCTAAGTTATTACAAAGAATACTTTTCAGATGATTCGGAAGTACACGCAATAGTGAATTTTGCAAATAAAACAACAACCAAAATAACGGTTGTCGCAGATCAAATTGACGTAAGTATTTTCGAGTATGTAGACAAGGAGGAACACGACGCGAAAGTATTATTTAGTGGAAGTCTACTAAAAGAGTATTCAATATACACGGATAACGGAGATATTGAGGAAATAAAATAATTTTGATTGCCGCGCTTAACAAATGGTTAAGGCGGCAATTTTTGATTGGAGGCGATAAAACGGCGAATTTTAATTTTACTATGGAGGGCATAGACGAATTAGAAAAGGATTTGACGGAGGCAATAGGGGAATACCCGGTAACTATGAGGGCAGGGCTTAAAGATATTGCCAAAGACTTTAGAAAGTCCGTGAGGGCTAGGACGCCAGACGGAAACAACCATAAAGGCGACGCCTCTATAAAATTGCGGCGAAAGTTCGGCATTAAAATGTTAGAGGACGGAGTAGCAAGCGTAGCACTTGTATATAACAGCGCAAGGCATTTTCATTTAGTAGAGAACGGTCATAACCTTGTAAGGGGCGGTCAGACAGTGGGGTTTGTTCCGGGTAAACACATGATGGAACAAACAAGAAATGAGTATGAAAGTAAAGTGCCGGAACGCTTTGAAAAATTATGCGACGAGGCATTAAGGAGGCATGATTTATAATGTTATCCCAAGCAGCAATAAAAACGGCAGCAAATGAGTTGTTAAAAAACGCTACCGGATTGAAAATATACGGCAAAGAGATTACAGAGGGCTATACAACGCCCTCTTTATTTATTGAAATTATATCAAAGCCATTTCAGAGAGAAACAAGAGATTTTGCAAAATCGGGTTTTACACTGAAAATAACATATTTTCAAGAGGCACCAGACGAATTGCAGCAACTACAGCTTGTAGACACGGTAAAAGAGGCTTTCGGCATGGTTTTTACTGTGCAGGACAGGAGATTAACAGTAGGAGAAATAACCAACGATTATATAGGGCAAAAAGAAGATATTTTGCAAATATCAGTTGATTTTGAGTTTTACGAAAACACAACCACAGAACCGGAGGGAGAAACAGCCGGGGAAATGGATTTTAATTTATCAAAGACAGAGGAGGCATAACATGAGCGATATTAAAGCACCGGAAATTAACATTTCCTTTACCGAGAGGGCTAAAAGCGTAATCGAGAGAGGATCCAGAGGCATTGTATTATTGGGCGTAAAAGACACCTTTGTAATGCCTATGGTAAACCCTATCACGATTACAAGCCCCGGCGATATTCCAAGCGGGATAGCGGACGTTACAAAGGAGCAGATTAAGTTAGCACTTATCGGCTACCAGACGACGCCTATTAAAGTTTTGGTGTATGGCATGGGCGTAGACGAGGAGGGAGCGAATGTAGATGAGGCATACACAGCCGCGTTAAAAGCATGGGAAACAATCAAATTTGATTATTTGGCAATTCCCACCGTGTCAACAGACGGAAAGGCGCAGGAGATCGCCGCATGGATTAAAACCATGAGGGAAAAGAAAAAGAGAATTAAGGCAGTGTTGCCGCATACACCGGCAGACCATGAGGGGATTATCAATTACACGATTGATAAAAATGTGTTCGCAGAGGACATTACACAGAAAGACGGAAGTGTAGAGCGGATCACGACAGAATATAATTGTGAACAGTATTGCGGCAGAATTGCCGGGCTTATTGCCGGGACACCGTTACAGATTTCGGCGACGTATGCGCCAATGTCAGAATTGGACGATTGCACAAGATTAGAAGATATTGACACGCCGGTAAGCAAAGGCGAATTTATTATTTTCTACGACGGCGAAAAAGTCAAAACGGTAAGAGCGGTAAACAGCTTTGTAACGACGGTGCAAGGAAAAGGCGACAGCTACAAAAAGATTAAAATTGTAGACGCTATGGATCTAATAGCAGACGACATTACAAAGACGGCGCAGGACAGCTATTTAGGAAAATTCCCAAACAGCTACGATAACAAATGCGTGCTGATTACAGCAATTAAAGGTTATCTCAAACAGTTATCTATGGACGAAATCATAGATACGGATTACGAGGTAACTTTTGATATAGACGCTTTGAGGACGTACCACATCAGCAGGGGAAAATATACCGAGGAGCAGTTAGCGGCAATGGACGACACAGCAATAGCAAAGTTAGGAACCGGATCTAAAGTGTTCTTAAAAGGCAATGTAACCATATTAGACGCTATGGAAGATGTTGACTTGCCTATTGCAATCTAAAAGGAGGTAACGACAAAATGAAAGAATTTAAGCCAGAACAGGTAATTAGCGGCACATGGGGGCAAATTTGGTATGACGGCGAGTACATGGCAGAAACGATCTCATGTAAAGCGGAGGTAAGTTATAAGAAAACGGCAGTGCAGCAGGTTTGCAAGATGATTGAGGGGCAAAAAATTACCGGCTTGGAGCCAAAGGGAGAATTTAAGATCCACCACATTAACAGCACTGTTATGAAAAAGGAGCAGGAGGCGTTAAAAGCAGGAAAAACAGCGACACATACAATTATTACCAACGTAGACGATCCCGACGCAATCGGAGCGGAAAGAATAGCGTTTTATAATTGCGTTCTTGATAAGATGATTTTGACGGATTTTGAGAGCGGTAAAATGGGCGAGCGTTCTTATGGGTTTACGTTTGACAGTTGGGAGCTTTTGGAAACTATTTAATAAACAAATCAACGAAAGGGCTACGCGGCAGGCATAGCCCTTTTTTTAATGCAAAAAACGGAGGTAGAACAATGAATTTAGTAGAAAAGTTAATGAAAATCGACAGCGGAGAATTTAACAAAAAGAAAACAAAGGAAATGACAAGTAAAATGCTGTCTGAAATCTTGGGAGAAAAAGCAACCGTTACAATACAGAGCGTCGATCCGCAGGAAATCTTAGAGTTATCCGCAAGCGGATTGGACGACGACGGAAACCCGATTATCACAAAGACGCTTGAAACAAACAGCTTGATTGTGGCAGCAGCAGTTGTGGATCCGCCGTTAAAGGACGCAGATTTAATGAAACATCTTGGAGTGGCGACACCGGCGCAGGCAGCACTAAAACTTTTCAAAGGAGAAACAAACACCATTGCAGCGGAAGTTAATAAAATGGCGGGCTTTAACATTGACGCAGACGAGGTAGACAAGGAAGTAAAAAACTAATTGAAACCGATAGCGAGGTACAGTTTGATTACCTACACTATCGGTTTTTACATTGGAAAATAGGGGAGTACATCAATTTACCCTATGGAAAAAAGCGGATCGCACACGCCTATATGCTGCAATACTTGGAAGATCGCAATGAGGAAATTAACGCAATATTCGGAGGAGAGGAGGGTTAAGGCATGGGCAGAGTAATAAGTACCTGCATACAGTTCATTGACGCGTTTAGTAATCCGTCAAAACAAACGATTGCAAATATGCGGAAAATGGCAAATGAGGCGAAAGCAGCGGGAAAAAGCATACAGAGCGCAGGAAATACCATACAGAACGCAGGGAAAAGCCTAACCAAGACCGTAACCGCCCCGATTGCAGGAGTAGGAATTGCAGCAGTAAAAACGGCGGCAGACTTTGAGGCGGGAATGTCAAATGTCGGCGCAATTTTAGGTACTGTATCAAAAGATGATATTCCAGAGGCAATAAAAGCGGCAGAAGAAATGAGCCTATCTTTCAAAAAAGGTAGCAATGCGACAGAAACCGCAATGAATATACTGAAAGCGCAGGCAAAGGAATTGGGCGCAACAACGGCATGGAGCGCAAAAGAAGTGTCGGAGGCTATGCAATATACCGGCATGGCGGGTTGGACGGCAGCAGACAATGTAAGAGGCTTAAAAGGTATCTTAGACCTTGCCAGTGCAAGCGGTACAGACCTTGCGAGAACGTCAGATATTATGACGGACGCAATCAGCGCGTTTGGAGATACGGCGGGAGATAGTGCGCGGTATGCCGACGTAATGACAAAGGCGTGTACGTCTGCCAATGTATCAGTAGAAACACTGGGAGAAAGTTACAAGTATTGCGCTGCTATATGCGGCACAATGAATTATTCCGTTGAGGAAATAACAACGTCGTTAGCGGCAATGGGAAATATGGGCATTAAAGGCAGCCAAGCAGGAACGACGCTAAAAAATGCTATATCGAATATGGCAGCCCCAACAAAAAATATGAAAGCGGCTATGGACGATTTGAAAATAAGCATTACAAATCAAGATGGCAGCATGAAATCATGGGGCGACGTTATTAAAAATCTGCAAACCTCATTCAAAGGATTAACGCAGGATCAGCAGGCGGCATACGCAAAACAGCTTTTCGGAAAAGAGAGCATGGCGGGTATGCTTGCCATTATCAATACATCAACAAAAGACTATAATGCACTATCAGACGCAATAAAGAACAGCGGAGGAGCAGCAAACGAGGCAGCGCAAACACAGCTTGATAACTTAAACGGTCAATTAACCCTCTTAAAGTCTGCATTAGAGGGCGCAGCAATCACGATAGGGGACAAACTGACACCATACGTCAAAACGGCGGTAGGTTGGGTGCAAAAGGCTACAGACTGGTTTAACAGTCTATCAGACGCACAAGTAACCTCAATAATGAAATGGGCAGGGATAGCCGCAGCCATTGGACCGTGTATATTGATTTTTGGAAAGATAGTAACCGGAGTAGGCGCAGCAGTAAGTATTTTTGGAAGAATAAGCGGAGCGATAGCAAAAGCGGGTTCAGTTATGGCACTAATCACAAGCCCGGCGGGTATTGTAATAGGTGTATTAGCAGCTATCGCAGTAGCAGCCGTGTTGGTTGTTAAGAATTGGGATAAGATAAAGCCGGTTATTATGAATGTGAAAGCATGGTTTGTTGACACATTCGGAGGAACAATTAAGCAGGCAATCAACGGATTTAAGACGGTATTCACGGCTGCAATGAACGGCGTCAAAGCAATTATGCCGAGCGTGGGGCAGTTTATTAAAAACGGAATTGCCGCAGCAATGCCCGCAGTGCAGGCTATTGTATCGGCACTAAAAACTATGCTGCCCGCAGCCGTCGGAACGATAAAAACAGTTATTCAAGCAGTTATACCGATCATACAGACAATCATTGCGACGCTAGCAAAAATATTGCCAAAAGCAATAGAAACCGTAAAAGCAGTAATAAAGTCAATTACACCAGTAATTCAGACGGTTATAGGGGTTGTAGTGAAAGTTGCGCCTATTATAGCGTCTACATTCGTGAGCGTACTACAAAAACTCAATCCGGTTATTAAAACAATAGGAAATGCAATAAAAGCAGTAATACCGATTATCGGTAAGCTATTTTCTAATGCGTTTACTTTTGTAGGAAAGACAATTACAAAAGTAATGCCGAGCATAAACAAAATTGCAAAGACAATAGGCAGCGTACTTGTGTTTGCAATACGAAAAGTTTCGCCAGTTGTTACAAAATTGGCGGGGACATTCTCAACTGTATTTGCAAAAGTGTTTAGCGTCGTAAGCGGCGCAGTAAAGAAATTACAGCCAGTATTTAATGTGATAGGAACTATCGTAAAAACGGTAATGAATGTTGTAGGAAAAGTAATTAGTACAACATTTAGCACAGCGGCTAACGTAATATCATCAGCAGCAGGGAGCATTAAACAGATCATAGGCGGCGTGATAAAGGTATTTGACGGAGTTATAGACTTTGTAGGCGGCGTATTTACTGGAAATTGGAGCAAGGCTTGGGAGGGCGTTAAAAACATATTCGGAGGCGCATTTGAGGCATTAGGCGGCTTGTGCAAGGTTCCAATCAATGCAGTTATTGGACTAATCAACAGTGCGATCAATGGAATTAACAGTATTTCCGTAGATATTCCAGAGGGGATCCCGCTTGTCGGAGGCAAGCATATAGGTTTTAGCATACCGACAATACCGACACTTGCAAAAGGTACGCCAGACTGGAAAGGTGGCATTGTTCAGATCAGCGAAAAAGGCGGCGAAATTGTAGACTTGCCGAAAGGTTCAAGGGTTTACCCTCACGATCAGAGCGTACAAATGGCGCGAAAATCGGCAAATGGAAAGTTGGCGGCGGCAGATCGGAGAGTAGCCAACTTAGAGAAATCCGCAGCCGACAAGAAAGGAAAAGGCGATATTACAATAACCATTCCGAAACTTGCAGAGCAGATTATAGTAAAAGACACAAAGGACATTGACAAAATAGCGGAGGAAATAGCAACAAAACTAAGAGATACCGCAATAAATATGGGGGTAGCATAATGGAAATTTGGTTAAAGCAGGGAAAGAAACAATTAAGGCTGCCTATATTACCGCAGGAGGTAGGAGAGAGCGGCGAGCAGGATAACAAAACAGAGATTGTAAATGCCTTGGGAGAGGTAAACTTATTAGGCTTGCCAAAACTGGAAACAGTGCCTTTGGAGGCGCATTTTCCAGAAAAGCCCATGTATTACGACCAATACAGCGGCTACCCAAGTCCTAAAAAGTGCGTAAAGTTAGTAAAAAAAATGAAAAAGAACGGCGTGATTAGATTTGTAGTCACGCCGTTAATCAATTATGAGGCAACCATAGAACAATTTGAATGGAAGTATGTTGACGGCACCGGGGATATTCACTATACAATGCAAATAAAGAGGTATAGACGACCGGTTAAAAAGCGCAGCACAAAGAAAGCAAAAAAGGTTACTGTTACAGTAAAGAAAGGCGACACATGGGCAAAATTAGCCAAAAAGTACACAGGTTCAAGCAAGAACGCCAAAAAGATTGCAAAACAAAACAAAATGGCTAATAAGAAAAAGCCCCCGGTTGGAAAAAAGGTAACAATAAAACCATGATTATAAAATGGACGAAGAAAAGCAATAAAAAAACCTACAACATAACAAAAGCAGTAGGTACAGTTACTTGGAGCGGATCCGTAGAGCAGGCGGCGAGGCAGGCAAGCATAACTGTATTAAACGCGCCGAACGATCCGAACATAAAGAAATTAAAATTAAATTTGGCGGTTGGCGACGTGATCGCACTTTATGAGGACGGAAAAAATATTTTTTATGGAGAAATACAGACAAGCGAAAAAAAGGGGGAGATAGGGACAGTTACATATAATGCAACAGACTTATTGGGGCACCTTTTAAGGATCATGCACAAAGGAAAATACAAGAAAAAAACAGCAGAGCGGATAACTCAATTAGTGTGTAAAAAATACGGAATACAGACCGGAACCATTGTAAAGACAAAAAAAGCCATAAACAAGATTATCATAGACGGCAGCAGCATTTACGATACAATTATGATTGCATATACAAAGGCAGCGAAAAGCACAGGAAAAAAATATATGTGCTACATGAAAGGAAAGAAATTTTGCACAAAGGTAAAAGGTACAGTGGTAAGCGGCTATTCACTGGACGAAAAGAAAAATATTGTTTCGTCCTCATACGAGGAAACTATAGAAAACATGGTAGATCAAGTTAGGATATACAATGACAAGGGTAAACAGATAGGAGTAGTAAAAAATGCAGGGCACCTAAAACGCTATGGGCTTTACCAAGAAATATACACAAAAGAAAAGGGAGTGAACGCCAAAAAAGCCGCTAAGAATATGCTTGCGGGAGTAGAGAAAAAAGTAAATGCAGAAATCATAAACGGAAACATCAAATGCACCGCCGGATCCGGCGTAAAAGTGCATGATAAGGCTACCGGGCTAGACGGTTTATTTTGGATTGACAGCGATACACACACATGGGAGGGAGGAAAACACACTATGAGTTTGGAATTGAATTTTAAGAATATTATGGATAAGAAAACAACGTAGGAGGCGATAAAATGAACGGTTACGAACAGATCATAAAACTAATGAGGCAGCAGGGGGAAGTTAATAACTTGCCAGTACCGAGGCTTGCGGAAATGACAGCACCGGCAGAGTGCGACATTGGAGATCTGATTTTAGACAGCGACGATCTTTTAGTAGCCGATCACTTAAAGGGAGAATTAAAAAAAGGCGATACGGTTTTAGTGCAGCGTGTCAATGATGAAACCTACGCAATTATAGAAAGGTTGGTGGAGTTATGAGCCTTTTTCCGGCATACATTGAGGACGACGAAGTATTAGAGGATTTGGAGGAGGAATTAGAAACACCAAGAGAATTTGGAATAGATTTTACAACAGGACAATTAACCGGGGAAATTGTAGAGGGTATAGAGGCAATCAAGGTATGGTGTTATTTGGCATTAAGGGTAGCACGATACCATTTTTTTATTTGTAGTTGGGACTATGGCAGCGAAATAGAAGATTTATACGGTCAAGGGTTCAGCGCAGAACATATAGAGAGCGAGGCGGCAAGAATGATAGAGGAGTGCTTGCTTGAAAACGATTATATAGAGGCGGTGGACGTTTCGGACGCAAAATATCAGAATGGGCGTTTTAGTGCCACGGTAACAATAGAAACAATTTACGGAGATAGCGATAGCGACACATACGAAACGGAGGTAGCGTAAATGTACGATAACAAAGATTACGACACTATATTAGGGGATATGTGCGCGAGAGTAAACGGCAGCATAAACACCGGAGAGGGAACACTTGTAAATTTCGCATTAGCACCCGCAGCGGCAGAGTTAGAGGAGGCATATAACAATCTGGAAGTAGCAGACTTAAACGGAAGTGCCCTAACTTGCGACAGAGAGCATTTAATTATCTTTGGAAACGAAAATAATATACCAATCAAGACCGCCACAAATGCTAAATGGCTTGCAGAATTTAATGTAGATTTTGAAGTGGGGGAACGCTTTGAGGCGGGAGAATTAACATATATCAGCATAGAAAAGGTGGCAGAGAAAAAATATTATCTGGAATGTGAAACAGCGGGCACAGAGGGAAACACGAAACCGGACGACGAGTTATTACCAATAGAATTTATTGACGACTACGAAACCGGCGATTTGATAGAACTTGTAGAGGAGGCAACGGACGACGAGGAAACAGAAGTATATAGGGAAAGATACCTTGCAGAGAGAAAGCAAGAATACACCATGAGCGGAAACAGGGCAGACTACAAGAAATTCATTAAAGAGTTGATCGGAGTAGGAGGAGTAAAGCAAGAAAGGGTAAAAAAAGAGCATAAACGCATAAACACCTATATAATATCGTCCTTGTGGGGAAAACCGAGCGACGATATTATAGCACAGGTGCAGCAGGCGGTAGATCCGAAAGACAATCAAGGGGACGGAGAGGGGAAAGCCCCTTTTTGGCACGTTGTAGACGTTTACCCGGTGGAAACAGAGGAAATAAACATAAGCGCAAAATTTGAATTATCACCGGGGGCGAATTTTGAAACAGTGCTACCGAGTATAGAGGAGGCAATAAGTAGATATTTTACCGAACTTAACAAAACATGGGAGGACACAGGAAAAAACGGATTGATTGTAAGGGCGTTAAAGGTGGCAGAGGCTATGGCGAGTGTGGAGAATGTAATTGATATTCAAGATTTGTTGCTAAACAGTTCAGAGGACAATATAACGCTACACAGAAACACAATACCGGTCAAGGGGGCGATAGCAAATGTTGATTGATTATTACCCAAGAGTAGTAGGACAAATCCGGGAAATGAAAGAAATATGCAAAGCAGAGCAGCCGGAATTTGACAATATAAATAAAGAGGTAGATCGGTTATTAGCGAATATGTTTATCACTACATCAGATGAACACGGAATAGCGAGATTTGAGGAGGAACTAGGGATAGTACCAACACCGGAACAAAGCATAGAGGAACGCCGCATAGTGGTACTAATAAGAGTTGCAAAGAAAAATCTTAGCTTTAAGGATATTTTAAATCTGATACAAAACTATTCGAGTGAGATTGATTTAGCACCAGATTACGACAATGACGAATTGAGCGTTATTGTTGGCGACGCAGTGAATAATGTAGGGACAATATATAAAACTCTGGACGGAATTTTAGGATTAAACATCTATATATATTTTGCGTATGAGGCTACGGCATTTCTTGAAATGATAGAAACGCCAAAAGCACTTGACTTGGAAACAACAGTTAATTGGTGGGGAAACCGAAAAGACGCATGGTACTTAGACGGTTCTGTAAAGTTAGATGGCAGCAGGCTATTAAATGCGGCAATATGGCGGCAGAATATAGCATTAGAATTAGAAACGAAAGCGAAAACGGCAGAGCAGTTTAAGTTAGAGGCTATAGAAAATGAAATAACGACATTTCTTGAAATGAAAGAAACGAAAGGGGAAACGGAGTTAGAAACAACTGTTAATTGGTGGTTGAGCAATCCTAAAATATGGTGCTTAAATGGTTCCGTAAAATTGGACGGTAGCAAAAAACTTGACGCCGTTTTGTGGGAACAAACAGCGGCGGTAGAGTTGGAAACGTCAGTAAAAACGACGGAAACTTTTGAGGATATAACCGTAACAATGCGGCGGGATTTATGGTATTTGGACGGTTCCGCGAAATTGGACGGTAGCAAAAAACTTGACGCAAAGGAAATAAAGGAGGAAATTTAGAAAATGGCAACAAAAGCAATCACAACAACGATAGCAAAAAAGAAAATGCTACTTGCGAGAGCCGGGCAGCAGGAGTTACCGCAAATTACGAAAATGGCTTTTGGAATTGGCGGCGTTAATGTCGCCGGGGAAGTATTAGAACCAAGTGAGGGGCAGCAGGAGTTAGGAGAGGAGGTTTACAGAAAAGATATTGATAAATTTGAAATTATAAGCGACACACAAATTAAATACTACTGTACGTTAGATGAAAACGAATTAGTAGACAAGGATATTAGCGAAATTGCGCTTGTAGACGCCGACGGAGATTTAGTTACTATCAAAAACTTTAAGGCAAAAGGAAAAGATAGCGATTTCGAGATGACATTCAAGATCAACGATACCATGTAAGGAGGGCATAAGAAATGGCAAAATTACCACTTGCGGATAATCCAGTATTTAATTTAGTCATGGAGGCTATGACAAAGGACACGCCGGGATCATACGAAGAATTTAACCCGCGATATATTCAACTTTTGGAAAATTTGTTATATCTGAAGAACAGTAAATTTGACGCGGAAAAGATCGTAGAAAGCCTAAATATTACAGAAAATGGCTACATACCAGACGGAGTTGTAATTGCCGAGGCAATACAAGATTTACGAGATCGAACCGGGGCGGGGTATGACGGAGTTAATTTGAATATGACTTTTGCGCAGCTTAAAGCAAAAGTGGCAGCAGGGGATTTTAGCGGGCTACATTTGTATGATTATATCGACTTTTCGACAACGAGCGGCGAGGCGGTACGCGCAGAGATTATGGGATTTAACACCATGCTTTATTTTGGCGATACGGCAATAATGAAACCTCATGTTTTAATGCAAACAAGGGATTGTTTGGCTACAACTTATTCTTACAACGATAATCCAGACAATACCGGCGGCTTTAATGCGTCAAAATTAAAAACGAGTTTAGAAACTATCCTAACGACATTCCCGGCAGACTTAAAAAACGCAATATTGGAGTGTAGACGCTTGGAAAGTACAAAGGGTGGTTGGAGTTGGTACGGCAGAAAATTATTTTTGCCTACCGAGGTAGAAGTATTTGGAAATGTAGCGTGGAGTGAGGCGGGGCACGGTTCCGGCGGCAGCAAACAATGGGAGGGCTACCAGAGATCCTATAAACACGTTATTAAAGGGCTTGGAAAAGGAAAAGCAGACAGCGGATCGCGTTACTACTGGTGGCTTTCGTCGCCGTCCGCGTCGCACGCTACCTACTTTTGCTATGTCATCAACAGCGGCTACGCCAGCTACGACGACGCGCGCAGCGGCTATGGCGTAGCCCCGGCTTTCCTTATCGGTTAATCTTTAGATCCCGCCCCTTTATGGGGCGGCAGGGAGGAATAAAGAAAATGGCAGTATTGAAGAATGAGCGGGGAATTTCCGAAATGGAGGCATATAACACAGCGGCAAAACTTAGGGCAGAATTAACCAGAATTTTGTTGCGGAATTTTGGGATTAAGACGACCAAAGGGAAATATTTAGGAAGTTTTACCGAGGAGGAAATAAAGAAAATCACAGAGGAAAACCCGCGAATAGGTAAGTTTATACGCAGGGCGTACAAGTTGGAGGAGGAATTAGAAACACATGAAATTTTAAGAGAGTACCCGGCATGGGTTACGGAAATGTTACGAGAAAAAGTAATTACAACATTAAACAATCTTGTAGACCATGTAGTAAGAGCAAACGGTTATCCGGTAAATTTTCACGAGTTGGAAATAAGGAGGGACTACCAGAACGCAGCAATAAAAGACTGTGAAATATTACTACAAGATTTACAATACGCTATGCAAATCCTACCAATAGACGTAAACAAACTATTACCCTATGTGGATAAGGTAGAGTTTGAAATTGCAGTATTAAAAGGTTGGAGAAAAGCAAATGGGAAAATAGCAAAGAGGATTAGGAAACAGGAGGCGAGCAAACAAAAAGCAGAGGGAAAATAATACTATGGGTTATTTACTGTACGGATCGCGTTACAACTGGTGGCTTTCGTCGCCGTCCGCGTCGAACACTACCAACTTTTGCAATGTCAACAACAACGGCAACGCCAACAACAACGACGCGCGCAACAGCAATGGCGTAGCCCCGGATTTCGTCAGAGTAATTAAAAGGTTTGTGAACCGCTTTACTCACAGAGGAAAGGAGTAGATAACCCACCCGGCAAGGGTAAATAGTCACTTTGATACAATCGGGTGGACGCTACTTGCATGGTAAGCCGCAGACGTGCGCGGCTTATTTCATACCCGGTATTGTCACGCAGTTAGTAGGTACGTCAAAATTTTACTGTACGGAGTGAATTTATAATGAATAGCAAAGAAAGGCATGAGGCTAGATACCAAAGAAGAAAGGCGGCGCGGGAAGAAAAACGACGTGCGCGGCTAGGGAAATACGACAATTTCAACAATCTTTTAGACGCCAATAATTTAATTGGTGCCTTTGAGCGTTCACAAAAAGGCGTGTCGTGGAAATCAAGCGTACAACGGTATGAAATGAACCTATTACAGCAAACAAACGATAGCCGAAAGAAACTAGCCGCAGGGGAGCCAGCGGCACAAGGGTTTATTGAGTTTGATTTGAGGGAACGCGGGAAAATGAGGCATATTAAAAGCGTCCACATAAAGGAGCGTTGCATACAAAGGGTACTATGCGATCATGCGTTAGTACCGGTATTATCTAACAGTCTGATATATGATAATGGCGCAAGTCTTGAAAACAAGGGCATACATTTTTCACTAAACAGACTGGATAAACATTTACACTGGTATTATAGGCACAACGATTTCAGTAACGAGGGCTATATTTTATTGATTGACTTTAGTAGTTATTTTGATAACATACGCCACGAGCATTGCTACAACATAATTAACAAGAGTTTTGAGGATCAGCGTATTAAGAATTTAACAAAAGAACTGATAGAGCCATTCAGAGGAAAAGACGGATCCGCAAAATCTTTGGGAATAGGCAGCCAGATTTCGCAGATTTTGGCAATTAGTTATCCAAACACTATAGATCATTTCATTAAAGAAGAATTAGGGATTAAATGCTATGGTAGATACATGGACGACAGCTATATTATTCACAGAGATAAAAAGTATTTAAGAAAATGCTTAGATATTTTGCGGGAAAAGTACAAAGAGTTGGGAATTGTGGTAAACGAAAAGAAAACACAGATTGTAAAAATAAGCCGCGGCTTTACTTTTCTTAAAACGCGCCACTATCTGACAGAGAGCGGAAAAATAATAAAGAAACCGTGCAAGGCGTCAATAACCAGAGAGCGCAGAAAGCTAAAGAGGCTTAAAAAGAAAGAATTAGAGGGCTTAGTATTGTTCAAAGAGATACATACACAGTACAAGTCTTGGAGAGGGCACATAAGCCACACAAACGCATATCAGACAATACAAAATATGGATAAGCTATTTAATTCCTTATTTGTATTCAATAAAGAAAATGGAGGTATAGAGCATGGAAACACTACGTTTCGCAGGTTCCAAGAGAACCTACCCGGCAGGGTTCGTAAAATTATGCGAGAACAGAATATTGATTATATCCCCGGATTTGAAAGCGGATATAGTCAATACGGAAAAAATTGAATTGCTTAACAAGCAGGGCAAAGCATACGGAGTATATGAAAACTATACTACAGTATGGAAAGAAGTTGAGGGCGGTTTTATCCTATCAAATGACGGTTCAGTGTATGAGGAGCCAGTTATTGAGGAGCCGCAGGAAATGTTAGATCCGTCAGTTAAGCAGGGAGAGGAGGAAACAGAATGAAAGAAACATTGTTAAAATTTGATATTGGAGGGTTAAAATTGAGCATATCGGCAGCATTTACAGCAGCGGCGGCACTTTTCAATAAAGTACCAACGCTGCTTATTTTATTTATGGCAGCAGTAGTGATTGATTATTTAACAGGTTGGGTAAAAGCAGCCTTTTTCTTGAAAGAATGGAATAGCCAGACAGGGTTACAAGGGATCATCAAAAAAGCTATGTATTTTGTGCTAATCGGCGTGGCGTTTTTGATTGGTTACGGAATAAAGACCATAGGGACACAGATAAGCCTTGATCTGGATTTTTCTATCTATATTGGTTGGTATGTAACGGCAGTTATGTTAATCAATGAATTTACAAGCATATTAGAAAATCTATATGTTATCATGCCGGAAAAAGTGCCTACATGGTTAGTAAAGGTGTTAAGGGTTACGGATAACAAATTAGATAATACGATCAATGGTATTGTGTGCAAAAATCAGAATTGCGAAATTTGCAGTATCAAAGATCGGTGCAACCACTACAAAACAAAAGAAATGGAGGGCTAAAACATGAGCGTAAAAATCGGACACGCAAGCATTGACGAACGCGGGAAAGCAAGAGGAGGAGCAGCAGGAGATCAGACCGGCAGGGAGGTTTGCACAAGAAACTGGTATAATAAACCGTGGATAGCGGTTATTAGACCGAAAAGCAGCACAGCAGCCGAGAAAATCGCAAAAGCTATGGAGGCGGCTTGCGCAAATAACAATATCGGCTACGACCAGAACGAAAGGACGACGCTTTACATAAAGGCAAAGGCTAATAACTGGAATATCGCAGGCATTAAAAGCAAGTGCGAAACAGATTGTAGCGCGTTGGTTGCAGTATGCGTAAACGCAGCCGGAATAAGCGTAAGCAAAGACATATACACCGGGAACGAAAAAAGCGCACTGGTGGCGACCGGGAAATTTACAGCGCACACGGAAAGTAAGTATTTGACGACTGATAATTATTTGAAACGCGGCGACATTTTATTAGCAAGCGGTCATACGGCGGTAGTGTTGAGCAACGGATCCAAAGCAACAGCGGGAGGAAATGCAAATGCAGACGCAAGCGCGCCGGATAAATACAAAGAAATCATTAGATCATTGCAAACGGCATTAAACAGCGAGTATAAAGCAGGTTTGGTGGTTGACGGAGTACCGGGTAGCAAGACTTTTGGGGCAACGCCAACGCTTAATAAGAAAACAAGGGCGAAGAAACCAAAGACGGTTAAGGCATTGCAGAGCCTTTTAACCTATTATGGTTATAAATGTGATGTAGACGGAGATTTTTACACAGCCACAGAAAAAATGGTTAAGAGTTTCCAGAGGGAAGTTGTAGGACAGAAAAACCCGGACGGAGAAGTAACGGCTAAAAATGCCACATGGAAAAAGTTGTTAAAGTTATCATAATCAGAGGAGGTAAAGGAAAATGGCAGCAGCAAAGAACGCTACAGCGGCGAAAGAGGCAGCAAAACCGGCAAAGGAGTATAAAGTTACCGGTAAAGGTTTTAAGAGCAAATCAGAGGCAAATACAGAACTTAAAAAGGTATTTGAAAAAGGTTTTAAGAGTGCCGGGCTTATGGTGCAGGGCAGCGAATTTGTTATATTATTCGGGACATATACCACAGCGCAGATCGCAAAAGCAAACGCGGCAGCAGTAGAAAAGGCAGGATTTACAGCGACAGTAACAGAGTAAAGGAAATGAAATACAGAAACGAAATTGAAAGAGTAGCCGGGGCAGACGCCCCGGCACTTTTTTTATTGGGAAAATTTATAAAATATTACAGAATATGTATTGACATATTACAGAATATGTTATAAAATAATAATGTAATCAGTTAAGGGGCTACACCGTAAAGGAGTAGCAAATGATAATAATAAAAGTGCTTTTGGAAATAGCCATTGTAACAGTGACAATCTTAGAAGTGATAAAGGAAATTAAAAAAGGGGCTGACACCGACCAAGACGACAACCCCAAAGACCGTAAAGAGTAACTTGTAAACCAAGCCCCTTAACTTGGTTACACTTTATCACAGAAAGATAATAAAGTCAAGACAGGAGGTTTTGGAAATGAGGACGAGCAAAGACGGAAAGGAATTTAATCAGATTGCCTACCAGAATGACTATAAACGAGAAAAGTATGATCGTATGGAATTGCTACTACCAAAGGGGAGAAAAGAAATATTGAAGAAAAAAGCAAAAGCAGCGGGGGTAAGTATGAGCGAATATATAAATAGCTTATTGGAAAAAGAATTAGGGTAA